TTCGTTTGAGTTCCTTCTCTTAGAACCCTTTCCTCCATGCCATTGTTTAGACGTATCCATTATACCACATATATATTACTGCACTAATTAATAAAATCGCTATTACACTACTAATTATTCTCTTACGAAATAAAGTTTTCTGTTTCTTATAGTAAGTTTCTAAATTAAGAACTTCTTTAATTCTATCGAGATTACTCATTAGTTAAATACAACTCCACCTCTTCTCACTAACTCGTTTTTAATCTTTTGTTTGTCTTTTGGACGAGTATTAGCTTGGTTATATTTTTCTATAAGTTCTGCTTTAGCAAATCCTTTTATATATGGATGTACTGTTGTAGCTTTTTTAGTAGCTCTGTCTATTGTTGTATGCGATTTTCCTAATTTTATTGGCATAATATTCTCCTATTTTATTCTTTTAACGCTTCCCTTTAAGTTAGCAAGATATGCTTGCATGTCTACTGAAGGAAACTCTTTTTTCAAATCAAGTAAAGCTTTTAAATTTTCTTTGTGGTCATCAAAGAGTCTTATTCTAGCGTACTCTCCCGTTTTTAAATACTTTCTAAATATAACTTTTTTATTTTCAGCACTTGAGCCGCTCATATTACCAGCTCTTTCTACATAAACGTCTTTCATTGGTAAACCATGTGATTCTAAAGTCTTAATAAAAAGCTTTTTATCGTCCATGTTAGCTCTTGCTGTTACGATAATAACCTTTGAACCTTTTTTAGTAGCATTCTTTATAATTGCTTTTGCTTTATCTACCATACGACCTATAGGAGTAGCAGTTTGATAAAACAGTTTTGCTGATTTAAACTCTCCATAGTCATACTCTTCATGCTTTCTTAGTTTATAGCTATTAAACTCCATTGGAGTAAGTGCCTTTGTTTTTCCAGTATTTGTATTTACTACTATTACACGAGCTTTTGAGACAAACAAAGTATCATCTATATCAAATATAGTCAATCCTTTATCTGCTCCTTCTGTTAAAAACTCTGTAAAATTTTTCATAGATATATTATACCACACTTTTAATTAAATGTAAATATCTATTTATAATATTTTTACTTGCAATAAGTCTTTATCGCCTCAATTTTATCTGCTGCATCGGCTAGTTTAGCCACTTCTTTTTCAATTGATTCAACAATGTCGGTATGTTCTCCAATACCTGCAGAGTTTCTGACATAAACCATTATGTTTGCCTGTGCTACATGCATATCGCCTTCTAGCTTTTTAATTAAAGCTTCTAATAGATAATTCATTTTATCTCCCAAATAATTTTCTACGTTTATATTCAGCTATTGTTTCCAATAACTTTTTTGTCCATCTGTCTCTATCTTCTATAAAGACTTGTGGTCCTTCATCACCGGCAATACAAACAACTAATTGTTTTATTGGTACTCCAGTTCTTTCTTCCCACATAATTGCATAAGCTGAACATTGCATAAAGTATGAATCAATCCATTCTTTCTTTTTCAGCTTACGAGATGTTTTCCAATCAATGATTGAATCAACACCTTTCCATTGACCAACTAAATCTACTCTTCCAGCTAAACCTAAATGTTTAGAATAAAGAGGAGCTTCTTGTTGATAAACCTTTGTTACACTTTCGTCTAAGACGGGTTGTATATCCTTAAATGTTTGTACGTTATGTGGCATTTCTCCTTTAAGATAGTCAGGGTCATTTGCTACATATTTTTCTATAATATTATGAACTGTTGTTCCACGAGAACTTGCTATACGCGATACTCTATTTGCCTCTTCTTCTCCTACGCGCGCACGCCACGCTTGTATCGCTTCTTCTGAAAGTATTGAAAGCACTGTCGTTACTGACGCGTACTTATTTCCTTCTGGGTCGGTATAAAATCTACCTTTATCTCCCGTTACTGCTTCAAGGTCATTATAACCTAGGTCAACTGCTTCATGTTTAAACTTCATTTTGTTTTAATATTACTCCTATCTTTTGGTGGCATACCAGATTTAATTCTATCTTGTACTTCTTTCCAACCTGAACCTGCTCTTGCAAGAACTGACTTACCGCCATCATGGTCTATATTTAAGGTTGTATAATGCGAAGTTACGTCTGGATTTTGTTTTAAAAATTCTACTTTACTATCATATGAAAAGAATTTCTCAAACACTTCTCCTGTTTTTTTATTTTTAAATTCATATGTTGGCATTATAGTATTTTCTCAAGTATAAAGACTAATGGAATAAATACGTATAGTCCTAATAGTAATCTTTCAGCTCTTTTAAATTGTTTTTCAGTTGGCATTGAACCACTCCGGTTGAGGGCGTTTTGTCCACGCCATATTAAATTTTACTTGTTTAGTATGATAGAATGCACGATAAGATTTAACTGCGTCTTCAAATATACATTCAGGATTAGAACCCATTGCAAGTTTGAATGGAGTCATTTCTTTTATTGGTATATTTTTTGGCATATCTTTTAATGCTACTCTAAGTTTAGTATCAGTTGAATGAATTTTACCATACCTATATGTATACTCATCGCATAAAGCAATAAAATGCTTGTAATGCCATTCATAGTTAAGCCAAGATTCTCTTGTCCATATAGTTGATGGATGATTAAAATGGCAGGCTTTGTACAGTATGTTTTCACGTTCATCAGTTAATTTAAAATACTGTATCATTGCACCTGACTTAGATGGTCTACGTTCCATAGTACCATCAAGCATACGATGAACAGTTGATAACATTTGAGCTGATTCAACAATCATTTTAACAACATGTTTGTCGCATTGCTCTTGTGCTGCAATTACTGGGTCATTATCTAGTATGAATATATTCATGCTGCTACCTGTGCTAGATGTTTACAAGAACCTCTGAATTTAAAGCCAGGACATGAGCATTTTTTGTTAACAATAGTATAGGTATTACCCTTACTGCCTTTTACAGATATTGCTCCTTCTGGTAATTCTTCAGGCCATTCTCCTATAAGTTTAAACTTACGTCTTGACTTTGAAAACTGTTTTATTGGTGTTTTAAACTCTTTGTAAGCTTTACCTTGAGGCATATAACCTATAAGGTAGCCATGGCTATTGACATAGTAATCGCCGTTTGATATTTGCTGGTTACCCCAGTCTGTTATTTCGCGTAGTATTTGTATCATAATATATATTATACCATAGTTTGGCATGAATGTAAAGGATTATTTTACTAATAATCCAGGGAAGGTATCATTGACTAATCTTTTAGTTATACCTTTTGATTTCATTTTTTTATCCTTAGCAGCTATAAGTAATTCAGCTTCTTCTGGATTAAGTGACTCTAATAGATTTAAAAACAAACCTTCTCTCTTAAGAGGTTTCATTCCATTAGATACTGGTCCTTTAAAGAAATACTTAAATTGTGTATATGCTTTATTTAATATTGTATACTCATAACCTTTAGGTGCGTCATCTTGTTTATAAGACGGAGCTCCTAATGGTAATACTGATACTATACTATCATCATAGTTTATTCTAAGTATGTCTGTAAGACCTGGTGATTTATTCAATCGTAAGAACTTTATACGCTCTTCACGAATTACGATTTTGCCTGCTTCTGCTAGGACTTCTGATACTAATTTTCTAGCCATTGTAAAATTCCTCGACGACCTCAATCAAATGATTACATCTTTTTTTAATTAAATAATTTAACACTCTCATGTTAGGCGTTTTTGTTTGCGCCTCATATGTATTTATAATACTTTCTTGAACCAATTCTGGTATATCAGTTAAATCAATAAGCTTTTTATTGCGTTGATAGTTACGATATATTTCATCATCCATGTGTTCTCTTAGATTATCAGCATTCTCTAACCAATTATCTATCTTTGTTTGTCTTAAAGGAGTTTGGCTTTTTTCTGATATAAACGTATCATCATCTGATAGAACGTTTGGTATACCATCACCACTATCTCCTCTCATTACATGATTAAAGAGATATGTTCTTGGATTAGCATCTTTAACAAATTTCTTTTGTATTGGACTAAACTGTTTTACGTTATTATACTTTTGTAGTTGTATAAAGTCCTTGTCAGATGATATAATCATTATTGGTTCTGCTTTGCCAAACTCTTGTGTTTGCATTGTAAGTGTACCAATAACATCATCAGCTTCTACTCCTTCTACATGTATAACTTTATATGGCATATATTCATTTATTTCATCTCTTACTGTATGTAGAATCCTAAAGATTTCTGACCAATCTTGTCCTGAACTATCTCTGTTCTTTTTACGAGAGGCTTTATATTCTGGAAAGAATTCTTTTCTCCATGTATTCATGCCATCTGCACATATAACAAGTTCGCCATACTCGTCTCTATATCTTTTATTATACATTCTAATACTGTTAAGTATCATATGCCTTATCATGCTTTCATCATTTAGTTTTTGCACTATTATGTTAGATAGTGCGATTTGCGAATAATCAATTAGTATCATCTGGGTCCTCTTCCGGTGGGTCTAAATCAAAATCAGGAGTAAAGAGGATTTCTTGGTCACTACCTTCTGGTGTGAATACAAAATCAGCTAAATCATGATTTGCTTCTTCGTTAATAAGAATCATTTCTTTTACTTTTATATAAGCATTGTCAAGTGTTTGATGTAGACCATGAGGTATACCATAATAACGATTAAACATTGCATTTAATAAATTTACTATAACAAACATATCTCTAGATTCTTGGACTGTTTCATCTCTGAAATTTAAATCCATTAACCCTTCAGTTACTTGACCAGTATTGATAAACTCTTCCATGACTTCCATAAGTATATGAGATGATTCTACACACTCATTACTTAATTCGTCTAGGATTTCTGATTCTTCTTTTTGTGTTAATTCTTCTTTCGTTGGAAATTGAATAATGTTATCTTTATACTTTTTAGTCATATAGCTATATTATACCATACTTTTGAGCAAATGTAAAGGATTATTTTAAGTTTTTTACAGCGTTTCCGCCAAGCTTTATTTGTATGATACCGTTATAATAGTCTTCAGTTAATAGAACTTCTCTTTCAAATTGCTCTTTAGCTTCCATATAAGCGCATTCGCCTTTGGTTCTACATAGATGTATTATTTCTCTATAAAACATCTCTTCACCACATTGTTTTACATCTTCTTGTAAGTGTTTATTAGAACCATAATAATCTCTCCAGTCTGATTCGACCTTTAATCTTTTACGTCTTTTTCTTGTTTTAGTTATACCAAGAGTTTTAGCTTTCCAAAAGAATTTCTTACCAATATACTTTCTATTTGTGGCTCTATTAGTTATACAATAGACAAATCCATATATATCGGCTGGAGTAAAGTCTTTTGGCGGCTCATACTCTCTGCCTTCATATACCCACTTCACAGGAAAATACACATTAGTACCATAGCAATATATGCACAGTATAGAGGTATAAAATTTATATGAAAGTTTTTATCAAATTTGCTCATATCCATCCTATAATAATATTAGCTGATATTAAAAATCCTACTATTACATTAATAGAAACAATCACTGTTCTAATTATTGCAACTGCATTATCGTTAATTGGATCGAATCCGTCTTGCTCGCTATACGAACCTAACGCATGTTTCCATATAGTCCAATATTTATTCATTAAAATCTAACTCGTCTGAATCTTCTGTAGGTTCTCCACAGTGTGGACAAAAATTAATTTTAATAGGTTCATCTGGTTTAATCACTATTCGTGAATAGCAATATTCGCATTCTAGAATCATCCTTCAGTAAGCAGAGTTCTTCTGCCAGCAACATGCTCTTTTAATTCTACATAACCACCAATTGATTGACCATCAATTTTGATTTGTGGAAAAGTTCTTGCTCCTGGAAAGAGTTCAAAGAGTTGTTCTCTTGTGAAATCTACATCCAATTGACTGTAGTTATAATCTAATTTTTCCTGTTGGCATAGTTGTTTTGCCATATCGCAATAAGGACATTGCGTTTTTCCGTATATTTCTATCATATTATTATCCTTTTAAATATAAATTTATTAAACCAAAAGAAGCTAGCATAAATCCAAATACACATACTTGAATTACTGATGCCCAAAATATTTGTTTCATTGGGTGTATTTCTGTAAGTCTTTCTACTAAATCTTCGCTTGGTGCTAAATTAACTGCCTGTAATACTTTTTCTTCTGTGGTCTTGCTCATAATGTTTCTATATATTTACCTAACATTTCCATGTCTGCGCTTGATAGCATTCCAGCTTGAGACCACATAGTAGAACTCATAGGTCCAACTTCGCCTCTATTCTTATATGTATTTAATCTATCTGTTATATAATCAGCTGATCGACCTGCTAGTTTTGGAAACACTGCCATTCCTTGGCCTTCTTGGCCATGACAAGCAGCGCAACCTGACCATAAAGGTTTTATTGCACTAAATTCATCCATTGCAGCAAGAGCTTTTTTTGCCATTAATATATCTACACTAGTTCCATTTACTCTTACATATTCTTCATAACACTCGCCAGTGCATGAATTATTATTAGAAAAACCTTTTATTTCTACATCCGGATATATTACTGCATTAAAAAATAATACAAAGCAAAAACATCCAATTAATACCATTCCTAATTCTCTCATAAGCTTAATCCTGCCATTGTTTCTGTGGTGACATCTTGTTTTACGCCACCGGTTATATAAGACGTAATTTCTGTTTCTTGTGGAGCAACTTGTACGTTTCCACCAGATATCCATTTCTCCGTCCAAGGTAATGGATTCATTTGAGGAACTGTGTAAGGACAAGGCAAACCTAATGCTCTCATTCTTTTACATCCAATCCACTCTACGTAATTTTCTAAGATAGTTTGATTAAGTCCAATCATTGAACCATCTTTAAATAAGTATCTAGCCCATGCTTTTTCTTGTTCTATAACATCTACAAAAAGTTTAACAGCTTGTTCTTCATATTTCTTAGCAATCTTTTCGAAGTCTTTATCTTCTTTGATTAAGTTTCTTATTATAACTGTTGTTGCTGCCAAATGTGTATTCTCATCTCTTGCTATAAATTTAATAATTTTAGCATTGCCTTCCATCTTTTTAAGTTCAGCGAACGCCCAACTACAAGCAAATGATACATAGAATCTTATACCTTCTAACGCATTTGCTGATAACATACACATATATAAAGACCTTTTATGGTCCATTTTATTTGTAGCATAATTGTTATCGTTAATTAAGTCGTCGTAATATTTTGCTATATCAGAACCACAATCCATGATTTCTTTTACATCTAACATAGTATCAAATATTTCGGTTGGGTCTGCGTAAACATTTCTTATGATATGTGTATATGACCTTGAATGAATTGTTTCAAAGAATGACCATGTTTCTATCCAGTTTTCTAGTTCTGGTAAACTTGCTATTGGTAAAAATGCCATATTAGGAGCTCGTCCTTGAACACTATCTAATAGAATTTGTCTTTTTAAGTTTGATGTAAAGATATGTTTCTCATGGTCTGTTAAATCATTAAAATCTTTTTTGTCTTTTGATACATCTACTTCTTCTGGTCTCCAAAAGAAACCTAATTGTTTTTCTGTTATTTTATCTAACTGTGGATATTTAACTTGGTCATATCTTGCGATGTCAACTGGCTCATCAAAAAACATGTTCTTTTCTAAGTGCGATTTTTTATTTTTCTGTAGTATTGTCAATTTCAAATTCCTTTAGCTTTGTCAGCTCGTTGTTTACTATTTTTTCTAAGTCTTTTACATCTGGCATACTATCACCATAAAGCTCATGAGATTGTGTTTCGAAATCATCAAATTCTATGTCGTACTTTTCTCCTTTTTCATCATATTGACATACCTCGCACCATTCAAAATCATCGTGAGCACAAAAGTCAAAATTCTTTAACTTTTTTTCTTTTCTTGCTTTAGATTCATTCATGGTCTTTACCCAACCATCTGAAGAATCTTGCCATTGTTTACTATTTAATGGCTTGTTGTCTATATCTTGCATGAATCGCAATCCTCATCATCTATTATTTCTGTTCCATCATATGTATGATGTTCATCTTCTTTCATTTCACCTGCACCATCATGAGTGTTAAAGTAATATAGTTGTTTTAAACCATACTTGTATGCAGTAACAGTATCTTGTATCATTACCGACATTGGTATCTTATTATCTTCGTAGTGTTCTGGATTATAAGATGTATTAACAGATATTCCTTGGTCTATATACTTCTGTAATATACCACATATAGCCAAGTAACCTTGAGGAGATTCTTGGTCCCACAGAAGGTCGTACTTATTTTTAAGATGATGATAACCTGGCACTACTTGCGCCATCACTCCATCTTTACTCTGTTTATATGATACTAAAGCTCTTGGAGGTTCAATACCATTTGTACTATTACTTATTTGAGCGCTTGTTTCGGCTGGCATTAGCGCCATTAGAGTCGAGTTCCGAATGCCAGTTTCTCTGAGTTGCTTACGCAAATCTTCCCACGGTAAACGTTCTCTGTACTCTACAAGATTATCTATTGCACTCTTATAAGTATCGATTGGAAGTATTCCTAAAGAATATTTCGTATCAGTATTATATATCAATTTTTCTTTCTCAACGGCAAGGTTTGCTGAACTTTTTATTAAATAATATGACCACGCTTCAGCGTATTCATCAACGATTTTATATGCTGATTCGTCGTATTTAAGCCCTCTCTTTGCTAAGAAATAGGCTAAGTTAATAATACCTACACCTAAAGGTCTTCTATTCATTGTACCTTTTTTTGCTGCTGGTATTGGATAACCTTGGTAATCTAATAACTCATTAAGAGCTCTTACACTTAAGTCACAATATTTTTCAAATTCATGAGGCTCGTTTATAAGTCCCCAGTTGATAGCTGATAATGTACATAAGGATATTTCTCCCTCATCATCATCTTGACTATTTAAAGGAGTTGTTGGTAAATCAATTTCACAACATAGATTACTCATTCTTATTGGAGCTTTTTCTGCTATGAATGAACCATGGTCATTAGCATGGTCTACATTCATAAGATATATTCTGCCTGTATCTTTTCTTTCTGTTAAGAACATTTGGAATACATCAAGTGCTGGTAATGTTTTCTTTCTTATACTCGTCATACGTTCTGCTTTCTCATATAACTCTTTAAACTTTTCTTGGTCTACAAAGAATGATTCATATAAGCCAGGTACTTCATTAGGGTCAAAGAAAGTTATATTTCCGCCCGTGAGTAACCTTTCATACATTAGTTTATTAAACTGAAATGCATAATCCATGTGCCTTACACGATTTTCTTCTGTGCCTTTGTTGTTTTTAAGTACAACTAGGTCTTCGAATTCATAATGCCATAAGGGCAGATATACAGTTGCGGCTCCTCCTCTTACACCTCCTTGAGAGCAGGATTTCACAGCTGATTGGAAATATTTTAAGAATGGAATTAATCCAGTATGTACTACTGAACCATCTCCAACTTTAGCGCCGTTTGCTCTTATTGAGCCAGCACCTATTCCTATACCCGCCTTTTTACTTATGTATCTAACAATAGAAGTAGCAGTAGCATTAATAGAGTCAAGGGAATCTCCTGATTCAATAAGGACGCAAGAACTGAATTGTCTAGTCGGCGTTCTAACTCCTGCCATAATTGGAGTAGGGAGTGATATATAAAATTGAGATATTGCATCATAATAATCCTTAACATATTTTAATCTGTTTTCTTTATACTTACTAAAGAGAGTCATTGCAATCATCATATACAATACTTGTGGTGTTTCGAATATTTTTTTTGTTCTTCTATCTTGAACTAAATATTTACCTCTGAATTGCTCCATACCAGCATACGTAAAAGAATCATCTCTTTCATGCTTAATATAGCCTTCAAGGTCGTGAAACTCTTGTTCAGTATACATGTCGAGTATTTCTTTATCGTATACTCCGAGCTCGACATTACGCTCTATAATATCTGTAAGATGTGGTGGTGTGTATTTACCATAAGCTTCTTTTCTCATCTTATAAGATATAAGACGAGCTGCTACGAATTGATAGTTTGGTGTATGCTCTGAAATTAATTCAGCTGCTGATTTGATTAAAAGCTCATGGATATCATAAGCTGCAATTTTGTCGTAAAGTTGAATGTTTGCTTTGAGTTCTATTTCAGACATTGACACGCCTGATATATCTTCAACTGCCCATTCTAAAACTTTGTGGACTTTATCTAAATCGAATGGTTTTACTGACCCATCTCGTTTAGTGACATTTATAGTAGTTGTATTCATTATATTATATATTATACCACAAATCGTGCGATTTGTAAACGTTTATTTTAAGTTTTTAGCCTCTTATTTCAGCTACATTTTCAGGAGTTTGTACTCCAACTCCGACACCTTTCTCACCGTTAGGCATCGTAACGTTCCTATAATATATAACGACTTCACCTAATTGTTTTATGTATCTTTTAAGTTCTTGCATATCTTCAGCCATGACTTTATAGTCACCAACTGAGGTAGCTACAAAAACTACTTCTCCACCATTCTGTTCTTTCATCTCATCTAAAAATCTATCTAGATAAGTATAACCTTCAGGCCAATCAGGGTTTTCTCTTTCAGATAAGTCACATGCTTTTGGTCTCTTATCTTCTATTTTTTTGCATGGATTTGTTATACGCGCTTCAGAAACTACATACCATTTAGGTGCTGTAAGTTCTACTGGTCGTGGTAAATCCGGTTGGATAATCTCTATTTCAATTGGTTTAGATACTATCTCAACATTCTTAGTTGGTATTAGTGAACAACCACTAATTGCTAGGATTAGACAAATTGTATAAAATTTCTGTATCATCTTCAAGTCCCTCCATTACTTTTTCACTTGCTCCATTAAATCGATTTTCTATAAGTCCAGGTTTCTTTAGTGCTAATACATCTAAATTATGTCTGGAAAATATCGATAGATATTCAGCCTTCTCAGCTTCTATGATAGCGTTTTGTCTACTCATATTAACTAAAGATTTGCTCTGTCTTTCAAAACTTTCTCTTAAGGTTTCTATAGCTGCTGTTTGGTCGGCCAAAGCTCCTTCAAGTTTCACGTTGTTATTTGTAAGAGTTTGGTTCTCTGTATATAGCATGTAGGAAGCTAATCCTAATACTAGTAATATACCTATTAGTGCTTGTTGCATTATGTATTATCCTTAATATATTTTCTGATATCACCTACTGTGTGTAGTGATTCAGCGTCTTCATCCATAATTTCAATATCAAATTCTTCTTCAATATCCATTATTAATTGTACTGTGTCTAATGAATCTGCACCTAAGTCGTTCATTAGATTTTTATCATCAGTCACTGCATCTATTTCAACACCTAACTGTTCTGAAATTATTTTTTCAATCATTATTCGTCCTCTATCTTATATCTTAAACCTTGCATACCTTTTATATGCACAGTTCTTTTATCATCAGTTCTAAACTTTAATTCTTTAAAATTTGCTTTGATTATTTTTCTTACGTGTACGTAAGTTTGGTCGTCGCCATTACCCCATTGATTATCGAATGATACATGAATTGTATATCGTTTCTGGAATAGTCTTAAAAACCATTTGATTTTTTCCCACATGTTAATAACAAAATCTTTCATACTATACTTTATCTATATCGATTCCGAGTACGTCCATGACAACTTTTCTTAGTTGTTTCTCATCACGACCTATTTTTTTACTATAGTCATTAAATTTGATTTTATCTCTTTTAACATCAACATCGCCACCATATACATCATACCCAGCCTTTTTAAATGCTTGTTCAACGTCATATCCGTATGCGCCATTCCTTAATGTTAATACATGGTTACGATAACCTCTAAAGTCGTTTTCATCAAACTTATAAGCTTCGTTTAGTCCTTTTTTAAATTCGTTAAATGTTTTCATCTAATTTGCTCCCTTTTAGCATTTTCTTGTTTCTTCTATCTAGTATTCTTCTAACAAAGGCTTTACCTTCTTTAGTTCTACCATCGTAAACTCTTTTCTTATGTTTTTTATGAGCTGATTTGCCCATTGCGTCTGAAGGCATTGATACACCACCAGCTCCTACTGAATTAGCTGCTGCATCTTCCCATACTGCTTCAAATTCTTTAAATGTTCTTCTCATATTTTTTTACCTTGCACTGTTTTTACAAATGCATCTACTGATTTTTTGTCATCAGATTTTTTAAGTAATTTATCAACATCTATATCTTTTTTCTTAATAAGCATATCCCAAGATTTTATAATTTTAGTTCCTGTTCTCTTACCCCATAAAGCCATTGTTAGGCCTCCTGCGCTGATTGAACCTATACCAATAGTTTTAACAACTAGAGCAGCGGTGTCTCCTGTTACTCCAAATAAGAATAAAATAGTTTTAAGAAGGCCTGAAGTTAAAGTTATTGTTGTTTGAGGAAACCAATAAAATGCTAATATAAAAGGCAATAGTAATAAATTAGTAGGTTTAACTAAAAATTTTGCAGTAGATTTACTTAATTCAGCGGTTGTCACACCAGCTGCAATAGCTAATTTCTTAAGAAAAATATCAGAATCTTTAATATAGTCTCTAATATTTGCTTCTAAAATTGCTTCTTCAGCTAAATGTTGCTTAAATGTCATCATCTGCATATATCCCCATTAGTTATATAAAGGTCTTGATTCGTTTGTGAATGTTTGACCCTATAGATATTTATATTCGAGAAGCTTCCAATTGGGGCTTGTAATTCTTTTACTACAACTCTTTGATTCTTCATTGCTATGACTTCACCTGTTGTAATCGATGCTATATCTTCTGTTAATACGTAATTGCCTGGAAAGAGATTAAAGTCTTCGTCTTGATACCATGTACTTTCATTAAGTTCATTTGAATCAATATCGATTTCTAATACTTTTTCTAATGTCTCTAGCATTTTCTTTTCTGACATTCCGGTATGTTCTCTTATAAGGAAAAGAGCAGCGCCATAACGTGCTACTACAGACCTTCCGCCTGGTACCTTACCTACGAGCCTTTTAAGATTAAATACGAGTCTGTGAAAAACAGTATAAGCAGATTTTTCTTCTGGCTTAGTTCTTTTTGATGCTTTCTTAAGTACCTTACCTTTTTCGTCAATTATACCAAGTTCAAAAGCTTTCGTTTTCTCGAACGGAGTAACGAGCAATTTCAAAAATCGAAATGCGTAAAATAAATCTCCTGCTCTTGATATAATTCCCATTATAGTTTTCTTAGTACCTCTACGATATTAGGGTCCATTACAACTTCAACCTTTTCGTCCTCTGGTAGATAATGAAGATAAACTAAAAATGGTTTAATATATTGATAGTGTTCTTTTTCTATCTTAAACCACATCATTCTATTACAAGATTGTATACCAAATACGTTATAAAGAACTATGATGTGATTGAGTATTAGTCTCTCTTGTAATTCACCATGTTCTTCATATCTTGTAAGTAGCCTTTTAAGATACTTAAATCTTGAAAGGTCATTCTTAAATTCTTCAACATCCGTACATTCCGGATTGTTATATTGTTGAGCTGCAAAAAGTTTAAAGTTCTTACTCGTCAATTCATCAAATAATTTTTTCATCATATATTATATATAATCAAAGATTACATATCATCTAATTCTTTTTGAACTGCCCTTACGTTTTTACCGTCTACTCCTAAATTATTTTGTGCAAACTTTACAAGTTTAGCGTCTGGTCCAGATATTTCAACGTCGTCATATCCATAACTTGAACCTACTTTTTTTACTTTAAGACCAAGTTTCTTTGGATTATCTCCGCCGCCTTCGTGTCCAGCATAAGCTTTTACAGTAATTGTGCCTTCTTTTACTTCTTCTTTTTCTTTTGCTTTAATAGCTTTTTGTAAACCAGCAGGAAGTTTCTTTTGTTTATCAGTAAGTTCATCGACTTCTTCTTCGTCAGATGTATCTTCATCAAACATGCCTGAATCTTTCATCATTTTCATAGCGTCTGCTTTAGCATTTCTTAAGTTTTGTCTATTGATTTTTTCAACAGCTTTCTTGATAAGTTTTAGACGTTTTTCCATATCTTTCTGTGACATAGCTTCGTTAACATCTTCTTCGTCTTTTCCTTTAGAATCAATTTCTTCTGCTTTAGACTTATAGTTCTTATCAATATAGTTAAAGAATTCTTTCTTTTTAGAATCATCTAAATCGCCAGGTGAACTAACACCAAACTTTTTAAGAGCATCATTAAAGAATTTCTGATAAGCTTTTTGCTTTTCTGATTCTTTTAATTTAGCTTCGTCTTCTTCAGGTTGGACTTCTTCCATTAACTCAGGAAATAGTTCTTCTATTTCATCATTGTCCATAAGATACGCATCTGATTTTAAAAATTTAATAAGATTAGCATTACTTCCACTTACATCAGCAGTAGTATTACCTGTTGATTTAATTTTTACTTTAAATTTCTTTTCAAGCTTTTTTGATAAATCATTGTCTCCTATATAGTCAACATCAATTTTAGCTTCATCTATAGTAATAGTAGATTCTTTTACTACAGTACCATCTTCTTTTTCTCCGACTTTCTTGCCTTTATGTTTATCAGCAAAGTCTTTTTCACCAGAATCTTGTCCTAGTTTTCCAGATGGTTTTTGAGGTTCAGCTACTTCGTTTGTTGGTTTATCATGACTCCAACCCATTTTAGTATACTTATCATGGTCTACTTTATTCATTATTTTTACTGATGTACCATCTTTAGGATTATACATTGTATGAGGATATGATGGCTCCCCGTCTTTTTCCTCTTTGATAACAGCCGGCTTGCCTTCGAGCACATCTTGTACTGCACTAGCAATGCTTTTTGTTATATCATCGTTAAACATATTGTTCATTTTTATTCTCCGTTAATTGCTTAAATGAATTATATATTCCCAAGTTATCGCTGATATTAAACCAACTAATATAACCCAGAATATTCTATTTATTACATTAACCGTGCTCGCATTGCTATTCACTAATTGCTCCACTCGGTCTATTCTATTTATAAGACTTTGTATCTGTTCTGACTGCTGCTTATTAAATTCAGCCAATGTCGAAATCTTTTCCTCAGCTCTCGCAAGCGCTATTATCGCCTGAGCCATTTGGTCTAATTTCTCTTCAATTCTATCCAATCTTGCAGATTGAACTGTATATACCTGTTGTAACTCTTTATCCATTCTTGATTATCCTACATTTAAGGTTATTATATCCTTTAATTAATCTATGATATTCTCCTTTTGGAATATCAAAAATCATTCCAGGCTCTAACAAATATGGCAAACAGTTTTCGTATTGAAAACGCCATCCTTCACCCTCGAGTATTTCAACTTCACGTGGTTCATGGTCACGATGCCAAACATATTCTTCATCATCTCGATCGAGGAAGAATTCTCTTATCTCACCGCCAATTATTTCTTCGGATGCAAAGGGTAGGTCTACCAAAAGTAATTACCTCCACCTTTTAATCCTAAGTCTTTAGCGTACTTAGGTAATCTACATGACCAATAACCTGCTTTTGTTTTATCAGTCTTTGTATCACAGTTATGTCTTGAAGCAAAGTTTCTTGCAGCATCACGGTCGTTTATCTTTGATGATAAACCGCCCTTCTTATCTCCAAAATTAATCTTCATTACATTGCCTGTTTTTGGATTCTTTACGTATACAACGTATTTACTTGGGCCACCAGACCTTTTAGGTTTGTTTAATTCTGGTGCTTCAATCATTGGTTGTTCTAAAGGTACATGTTGACCGGTCTCTTCGTATAAACCAAATGTAGTTGTGAACTTTTTAAAATTAACCAAACTCATGGCCAGCTACTCTCTTCATTTGTTTTGTATACTCTTTAAAATCTGGCTTAGACTTATATAACTTAATCGTTACTTCATCTCTATCTTTACCTTTGATTCTCCAATTAAAACCTTTGTCTTTATGTTCTGGGCTAGATGTTTGTACTACTCTTCTTTTATATCCATCTTCCCAAGTTTCTTTTTTACCTGTGCCTTCATTACTTTCAAAGAATCTTTTCATAGCTGCGTTATAGCTAAGGCCAGCTTTAATTACAAATTTATAAATTGATGCTTGCCCTTTAGATGGTAATTTATCTACTAACTTAAAAAATATATCCCACTCACTAGCTTCGTTTACGTTTTCGCCTTTAGCTGATTTCATTGCAGCTGCTGTAGGAGCACCTTTCTCTCCTTTTTTACGCATTGGTCTACCACTCTTTCTTTTCTTATGAATATTGGCCCAGAGTCCTGCGCCTTTTTCATCTAAAAAGTTCTTAAATGATATCATGCAACTTTCCTTAATTTTTTTACAGCTTCATTAGCTTGTTTCTGTAACTCTGCTATTTTTTTATAATAAGAATTGAGCTCTTGTTTATGTGTCATTTTTTCTTCTTTTGACATACTTTCTAAAGCGCCTTTCATATTTTCTAATCTATATACTGCATTTAAATAACCATCTTTAGCTTTACGTAGCTTTTTAACTTGCTTATTTGTTTGTCTCATTTGTCTATTGAATTTTGCATCAGACCTTCCTTGCTTATTATATCTCTTATATAACAATTTAGTTCCGCCCCAAAGAGTTTTTATGCCATTTTCAACTAAGAATTTTACTATTTTTAATGTTAATACTAAAACTTTCCAAATAAATTCTTGTACTTCTAAAACAACTCCAGATGCTACAGGACCGAGCTCCTGTAATTCTTTAGTTGGTTCTTTATTGTATTCTTTAAATGTTTTCATCGTTTTAAGTCGTATCTAAAAGACCTACCTCTTGCTTGGCCGGATTTAGTAATTTTAAACTTTGCCCATCTGGCTATTAAGTTAGTTCTTTCTACATTACCTTTTTTTAAATCTTTTTCTAACTGCTTTTTGACTTGATTCCATATAGTATCTAATATAGCAGAATCATCCATTACTAATGAACCTTCTTCTATTTTAGCATGCTCTTTGAAATTCTTCATTATGACTCTAAGTCTACCTTACCGTCCCATTTGCCTTGTTCAATTTCTCGTATCATGGCATAACATGTTGATTCAACTTGTTGTAGACCTTTAAATATATTAGATGGGCCATCTGCACGATTGTTATATTGAAACTTCTCGTGGTCTTTGTTAATCTTTTCAATAGCCTTTAAAATCTTTTTATAACCATTGATTTCTTTTTTTCTATCGAACTCAGAACCTTTTAATTCAGCAGGACTTTTGCTATGAAAATCTATTCTTTCATTAACAGATTCATTTTTAGATTCTTGTTTTTCATGATAATCTTTTAAATCGCTTTCTAGGTGACGTATACCGTATTCTAAAGCATTTTGGCCTGAATTTAATTCTTGATAAGATTCGCT